GTGAAGAGTACGAAAAGTGTGCTGCTGTAAAAAAACATCTAGATAAAGTTAATAAAATACTAGATAATATAGAGTAATGAATATATTTTATTTACACCAAAACCCAGAAAAAGCCGCTAGATACCAATACAATAAACATGTGGTCAAGATGATACTTGAGTCCGCTCAAATGTTGTGTACTGCGCACCACTGTATTATGGGTGACGATGCTGATGTACCATACAAACCAGCACACAGAAACCATCCATCAACTATATGGGCTAGACAATCAGGTGAAAACTACACATGGTTGTATAGACACATGATAGAGCTAGGCAAAGAGTATGAAAGACGTTATGGTAAAAAGCATTTGTCTATAATTAAATGTGAAGACCCATTGTCTATACTACCAGGCGGTATATTAGAAACAGGCTTGACAGATATGCCACAGTGTATGCCTGATGAATACAAAGATGATTGTAGTATACAAGCATATTGGAATTATTACATTAATGATAAAAAGAATATTGCAAACCTTAAAACCGAAACGTTGTATGAACAACGACCTGAAGAAACGTATTAAACATTTGTTAACTACATTGGAACCAGAGGGGACTGTGACAACAGCCCCTAAGAATAATGAATAACAGGCTTATGTCACACGATAGAAACCTTACATACTTAAATAATAATAAGATTATATATAGACGTTTACCTATAACCGATAAACCAGACATCGATACTAAAGAGTTTATGTACTTTGAAAATGGCACTCACCAATGTTATGAGTTGTTTCGATCGTCTGCAAAGATAAACACATATAAATCTCTTAAATGGCATTTACTTACATTGTGGTATTTAAATCCAAGTTTAAATCCTGATAAGTTTACAGATCTAGCAGAATATATATCTCACAAGCCAAACGGCTTCGTTACTTTTAATATAAAGCCAGATGCTTTAAGTAAAATAATATATGAAGTTAGCATGTGCGATTTAGAACGTCCGCCTAAAAATAAGTTACGTAAGGTTGTATTTAAACCTTTTAGTGGCTTAACAAAAGAAGAGAAGTTATCTATTGTAGGTCAACTAATAGGTGTAACAAATAAGATACATCCAGACGACATATATGCAGTTATGATAGATATGCATGATAATAATAAAAAGATAACAATACGACGCATCTCTGAGCTTCTGAACGTATCAAGCCGTACAATACATAGACACATGTGTCAAGATTTAAAAAGAGAAAAAGAATTATTAAACCAGCAATTATGAAAAAGTATAATCAAAATAATTTTACAAGATATAAGCAAGATGTTAAAGCGTCTCAGCCTGAAGGTAAATTTTGGGACGAATATACTAGAGATGAACTTATAGTTAAGTTTATGCCTTTAGTAGAAAACATAGCACGTAAGTTTAAAGACAGTGATGCTGCTAACGGTGTTATATCTCTGTCTGATCGTATACAGTTTGGCAACATTGGGCTTATTAAAGCTGTTGACAAAATACAGTGGAAGCAGATATTTAATTCAAAAGATCCTGAACGCACGCTTAAATCTTATTTTTCTAAACGTATACGTGGTGCAATACGTAGAGCAACTGACGCTAATCGTAGTGGCATGCGTATACCTGAGCATAAATTAAATGAAATACGTAGTGACTTTGATAACTACAAAAACTCAGAGTTATATTTTAATTCTATATTTCAAAGTATTGATGCTACAATAGGTGATGAAGAAAATATGTTAATGCAAATACCTGATGACTCTAAAGATCCTTTAGTAAAAGAAAAGTTAAGCCACAAGCTTATGGGTATTATGAAGGATCATTTAACTGATAAAGAATATCATGTAATAAGATTATCCTACGGTATTAACTGTGATAAGCAGTCTGCTAAAGAAATAGCACACTATTTAAATATGAACGGTGTTAGCTCTTACGTACGTGTTTCGCAGTTAAAAAAGCAAGCTATTGACAAACTTAAACAAGTATTAAATCACTCGCAAGTAGTTGAATATCTGTAGGTTACTCTGTTAAATTACAATATTCTTGTGTAATTATATATATAACATAAACCAATATACCAATGACAGAATTAACTAAAAAACTAGCTGATGTACAGACTAAGTTAAAAGCTAAAAAGTCTTCATACAATAGCTTCGGTAAGTACTACTTCCGTAAAGCTGAAGACATCCTCGAAGGCGTAAAGCCATTTTTATTACAACACAACATTTATGTAACGGTATCAGAAGAGCTAATAGCTGCAGAGCCTATGCCTATGATACAAACAACCGCTACAATTAGCGACGGCAAAAATGCTATACACGCAACAGCAGTCGTAGGCGTTGACTTACAGCAGAAAGGTATGCAGACTGCTCAACAGTTTGGTGCAGCATCTACCTATGCTAAAAAATACGCTTTAGGCAATTTGTTTTTAATTGATGACACTGAAGACGCTGATGCCACTAACAAACACAGCAAAGCTCAAGAAGTTACACAAAAGAAAAAATCTAAAATAACTAAAGAGCAGATGGAAAAAGCTATTAAGTTTGTAAAAGAAGATGGAGGATCAGTTGATGCTATTAAGAAAAAGTATGAGCTAACGCCAGCACAGATCAAACAACTAGCGTAATGACAAAAGAAATTTATCACAAACTAAGAGATGACGAGCACTACTACGGTGATTATGGCAAACAGTTTCTAAGCAACTCGGATATAAGTGTGCTGCTTAAAAATCCTAAAGACTTGCATAAGCCAAAACCTAGTAGTCCAGCGTTTTTAGTTGGCGGTTATTTTCACACCGCAATACTTGAGCCTGATAAACTCAAACGGTTTAAAGTTATTGAATCTACAACTCGTAATACTAAAGCATACAAAGAAGCTAGTGACGGTGAGCTATGTTTATTACAACACGAAGTCGACAAGACTATGCTTATGACTGAAGCTATTATGGACAATGATGTTTGTAGAGATTTAATTAAGCCTTTATTAGGTCAAGTAGAATATGAAGAGCCACGTGTTGGCAAAATCCACGGTCAAATGTGGAAAGGTAAAGCTGATATAATTAACCACGAAGAAAAACTTGTTATTGATTTAAAGACAACTGGCGATATTGACAGGTTTCAATGGTCAGCCAGTAAGTTTAACTATGACAGCCAAGCCTTCATATACTCAACCCTGTTTGGATACGAAATGCTATTCATTGTAATCGACAAGGAAACGCATCAAATAGGTTTATTCGATTGTTCGCCTGACTTTTATAGTCGTGGTGAAGATAAAGTACGTAAAGCTTGTGATGCGTACGAACTGTTTTACCAGACAGATAATTTTGATCATAAGCAACATTTATTAACTAAAACCCTTTAATTATGCCAAGAGTTAAAAAGAGAATTTGTGATGTTTCAGGTATTGAAACAAAAGAAACTAATTTTTACAAAAACCAAAGCCACGTCAAAGCTGTAGATAATCTGCGTAGAACGACTGGCGCTACTAAAGAGCAGATGCAGCGTATGTTTCACCAATTAAATAATTACTAAATGGCAAGTATTATTAAAACAAGTATTAACCTTAATGAAATACCTAAAGATAAAATCTACGTAGGTAAAAAAGGTAAATACTTACCGATTACAATTACTCTGAACAACGAGCCGGATCAGTTCGGTAATCAAGGTCCAGTTGTAGTTGAGCAATCGAAAGAGGAGAGAGATGCTAAGGCTCCTAAAACATACCTTGGCAACGTAAAGGTTGTATGGACTGACGGCAACAATGTTGATACTGCTCCAAGAGAAGATCGACCAGCTGCTCCAGCTCCAGCACCTCAACAAGTAGAAGAAGACTTACCATTCTAGTATGAACGTAGAAGACAGAGAGATCAATGGATTTGCGATTGACGAGTTCAATCAGCATGACCTAGAAGTTGGGAAAACACAAGGGATTTGTCCTTTGTGTTCCCATACTAGGAAGCCCGAAAATAAGAAAGCTAAATGCGCTTCTTATGACTGGGAACGTGGTCTTGGCACCTGTCATAATTGTCATACTAGCTTTCAACTACATACGTATCAACGTAAAGGCGCTAGTGAAAAGATTTACGCTCGACCACAAGTTAAGTTTAATCCTACTAGCACAAAAGTTGAAGAGTGGTTTGAACAACGCGGCATAACTAAACAAACCCTGACCGACCTACAAGTAGGTGAAGGTCAGGAGTTTATGCCTCAAACAGGTAAGGCTGAAAACACCATTCAGTTTAACTATTACATGGGTGATCAGTTGATCAACATTAAATACCGTGATGGTCGTAAAAACTTTAAGCTATATAAAGGGGCTGAAAAAGTATTTTACAATATCAATAGTATTGTTGGTTATGACGCTTGTGTCATAGTTGAAGGCGAAATGGACGTGCTTGCAATGCACGAAGCGGGAATTAAAAACGTAATATCAGTACCTAATGGTGCTACGTTAAATTCAAACAATCTCGATTATTTAGATAATTGCATAGACTATTTTGAAGACAAAGAAAAAGTTATATTAGCAGTAGATGCTGATGAAGCTGGTCAAGCATTACGACAAGAGTTTATTCGTCGTCTTGGTGCTGAGGTTTGTTATTTAGTCGATTTTAGTGATTGTAAAGACGCAAACGATTATTTAGTTAAGTATGGTAAGTCTGCACTCAGACATGTTATTGATAACGTTAGACCTGTGCCTCTTGAAGGTGTGTCTACATTAAGAGATATTGAAGATGAACTTAAAGACTTTGTTAAAAATGGGTTTAAGCCCGGCTTTCAAATCGGACTTAAAAACTTTGATAGTATTTTCTCTACTTACACCGGTCAGTTTATTACTGTTACTGGCGTACCCAGTAGCGGGAAGTCTGACTTTGTTGACCAAATGGTTGTGGGCTATAATAAACTTTACGGTTGGAAAACTGCGTATGCAAGTCCAGAAAACCAACCAGTGTATCTACACGCGCACAAACTAATGCGTAAACATTGGGAAGACATGCCTACTGTTAGCGATATGGGTGGTGATAAGTGGAATCAAGTTACTGAACACGTTAATGACAACTACTTCTTTATTGATATGGATAAATATAATTTAGAAGCAGTATTACGTAAAGGTGCTGAGCTTGTTAAACGTAAAGGTATTAAATGTTTAGTTCTTGATCCGTTTAATAAAATTAGAGATGTAAACGCTAAGTCAGATGATGTAAACCGTTATACAATGGATTATCTACAAAAGATAGAGACATTCTGTAAAAAGTATGATGTTTTAACTTTTATTGTAGCTCATCCAACTAAGATGTACAAAGGACAAGATGGTAAAATCGAAGAGCCAACAATGTACAATATCAAAGGTGGTGGCGAATGGTACGATGCTAGTTATCATGGCTTGCTAGTTCACAGAGATTACGAAGCTAAAACAACTAAAGTAAAAGTACTTAAAGTTAAGTTTCAAAACCTCGGTGAAAACGGAGCTGAGTCTTTCTTCACGTGGGAACCTCGATCAGGCTGCTTTATACCACAAGTTGGTGTTGAAGCTGAGGCTGAGCCAATGCCCTGGGAATAATGCCTAAACGCAGGCCTTTTAAACCTGGTTATTATGACTGGACAAAAGAAGATTTCAAAATGATTTCATGGTGCATAAACAACAGCATAGCTTGCTGTGTTATACCTGCGCGCAAAGTTGAACATGGAGGTTATGACTTCTGTGTTGAAATAGTTATCAACGGTAAATCAAACTTTAGTCCTAGTTTTAAAAAAGACGAGGTATTAGTAAAACAATTAGAATATTATAAATACTATTATGACAAATACAATAAAATTTCTAAATGACAAAACAGTCATGTTAACTAAAAATGGTAAAACATTTGTGTTAACTCAAATTAAAAATCCTAATGTAGTAAGTTCATGGTACAAAATAAACGGAAAACACTATGCGTAACAACTTCAAAACAGCCAACGATGCGTTCCATGATTTGTACTGGCGTATTGTTCGTGACGGTGTATCTTTTGCTGGTACTAAAGCTTTGTTTAATGCTGGTTTTTATATTGAAAATCCTACATTAAACAGTATTGAAGACAGTAAAGTTGAGCGTGGGTGGTCACAAGAGTATGCTGAGGCTGAATGGCAGTGGTATTTATCTGGTGATCGTAACATAGCTAAGCTTGGAGAGTTATACGGCAAAGTTCCAGCTATATGGAAGCGTATGGCTGATGATGACGGCAATGTAAACTCTAACTACGGTTGGCAGTGGAGCCGTAACAATCAGTTAGATCTTGTTATAAAAATGCTAAGAGATAATCCTGAGACTAGACAAGCAGCTATATCTATATATGATGCTAAAGAGTGGGACAAATATACTTTTGATACGCCATGTACGTACGCTGTACAGTTTACAATATTACATGGTAGACTTGATATGTCTGTTCTAATGCGATCTAATGATCTCTGGTATGGCTTTTGTAACGATCAGTATCAGTTTTCAACTCTGCAAATGTATGTTGCTTATGAGCTTAACCTGCCAGTTGGTATATACTATCACTACGCACATAACTTACATTTGTATAATGATAAATTACCAGAACAAAAAGAAATGATGTATCACTTATGACGTATGCTATTTATCACATACCCGGTGTTAAAATCGGTGTAACAAACAATATTAAAAGTAGAGTTGAAGAACAACAAGGTTATGAGCCTGGCGAATATGAAATACTAGAAATGTCTGATGATATAGATTATATATCTAAGCGTGAACTGTATTTACAAGAGCGTCACGGCTATAAAGTTGACAGACAACTATACAAAGATATATTTAATAATAATTTTATAGAATTAAACAATATGAATATAAACGTAACTGAAATGACTACGACATTCCCATGTCCAGTCAATAAACTAAAAGGTCAGCTTATGGATAACATAGGTATGAAATGGGAAACAGATGCTGGCTCTGTTATGATCACAGAGCAGTCTATTAAATGGATAATGAGAAATGTTAAATCGTCACAGTATACTAGCGATAGATGCTATGTGTATAATAAAGCTTTTGCTAGATGGTTTGATAACAATAATCCTTTTGAACAAACCTGTGATA